AGATAATGTAGACTAACCGTTGACAAACACCCACACAACTGCTAACATATGAACCCGTTTAAACACAGTGAAACACGAAGATCCAAAAGACGATATCAAACTATACATTTGTATGAGTGCAATAGTATTTTTAATTCTTGCCCTAGTAGGGGGACATTAACATGAAACCAGACAAGCCATACGGAGACATTCGGCATGGGGCAAAGGTAGAACATATGAAACAATATACAGACCCACTTGGATATGCAACCAAGAAGCTTAGTTCATTGATTGATAAGATGGATGATACTAATAACCGTATTAATAATATTAAACTATTAATCAAGGTAAACTTCTCTGATGAAGTGCAGAGGGATGAGACCCCCATGGGCGCAATGCGGCGCAACCAAATTAGAAAGGAACTACTGGATTTTGCCAACAAATAGTGTAAATAATAATATTCCAAATGGCACTCGGTTGCCCCAGGAATAAGTGATGAATAGAAACCCTATAGAGGATAAACATATAGCCCCTCTAATAATAATAATAAGTGGATTATTATTCATGTTTGGTATTGGATTATTTTTATAATCAAATTTGGAGGGCTCGTGAAAGCTGGCAGTCTGGAAACGGGCTGCCAGTTTTTTTATTTGACAGTGGATACAAATAGTAATAATATAAATACATAGTCAGAATGCCTGCCAGGGTTAACTCCGACTGTATTGTTAGATTATTCATTTATCTATGTTTAGCTGGCGGTCTCGAAAGGGGCCGCCAGTTTTTTTATACAGGGGCGGGTAGAGTAGGATTCGAACCCACGGTGCATTGCTGCACGGAAGTTTTCAAGACTTCTGCCATAAACCTGACTCGGCCATCTACCCAAAATATAGAGGCGGTAGGAGTCGAACCTACGCTCACATCCTTATCAAAGATGGGTTTTAACCAGCTAAACTACGCCTCTGTTACACCAGCATGAATCTCTGTATGGCAATTGGCGCATACCAATATACACTTAGAAATTTCTTTCTCAAATTTATTCCAAGATACTGTACTACTATTTGAACTAATTTCAAAGTCTTTTTTCTTTGGATCAATATGATGAAATTGCAAAGCTTTTATACATTTATTATATCCACATTTACAGCATTGACCACCAAGTAGTTTAACAGCTTTTTCCTTACGGTTAGCTCTAAACTGATTTACATAGCAAGTATTGCATCTAATAGAAGAGTTACCTTTCTTTCTACTGTAGATATATCCCTTATTACAAACACTACAAATACATTTTTTGTCTGATTTTTCTTTTAATACTAATTGTTTAGTATTATGTTGACCGAATGGAGAACACTGAAGGCAATACCTACGATTATGCACGTTTTTAATTTTCCCATCGATTCTAAGCCGATTCGGGAATTGTGAATTACATTTTTGACAAATAGGCATACTATTATTTACATGTAGCCTAGAGTGTTAGACACTATAATGTTATAACATCTAAGTAACGCGGGGCCGATGGGACTTGAACCCACACTCGACGGTTCGACAAACCGTTGCTTTAACCAATTAAGCTACGACCCCGAAACTATATTTACGAAATAGACTCTGACCAAATAGGAGCATCGCCACGGAGAATCGAACTCCGATTACTTGGATGAAAACCAAGTGTCCTAACCGTTAGACGATGGCGACTTTCTCCCTATAGTATACACCAATATGCCTATAGATCAAGAGAATAGTTAATCTTATGTATGTTGTTGATTATGAAGGACTTGCGCCGCCGCGCCCGGCGCGCTGGCGTAAGTTGCTGATCTTCAACGTCTTCTGCTAAAGCGCAATTTTAATGCAAAAAAAATGCGGGGCGCACCACACGGCACGCCCCGCACCCACCACTACACCACTAACAATTATACTCCCGCAAGCAGATGGTCGCGGGTTGTGATATAATCCACGCAAGCCTCACGATGTTGCTTGTGATTCTCACGATAGGTCTGGAGATTGTAGGCATCAATCGCTTGCAGAAGGCGCATGGAGTGAGCAAGTTTGGTCGCCTTGACTTCCATAGCGTTGAGCTTGGCACTACGTTTGGAACGGACATTCTTTGAAGGAACACCGATGTGTCCGCAGATGCTTTCGATGCAAGACTTGATCGACAAGTCATCAGATTGTGCTTGTAGCTTCAAAACTTCTTCCAAGACACGATGCGTGTTTGGCGCATTGTTTGCATTGACCAGTTTGCGAACCTCACCGCGCAAGCATTGATTCGTCATGGCAAACTGGTGATAGATTTCTTCGGAGTAGAGAACCTCACCGACATTGGCTTGAGCTTCGATCTCCTTCAACGCATTGGTGAAGAAAGTTTTGAAGTCCATGACTTTGGTTTTCTTGGCCTTGTCGAGCGTCGAACCATTCTTGATGCCGATGATGTTAGGAGCAACGATGCCTTTGGCCTTGGCAAGTTTGGCAAGAGTTTCAATCTTGGCACAGCAAGACATTAGACTATTGGGACTAACTTCATGTCCGTCGATCTTACCAACGAATCGCTCAATCTCGATGTAGCAGTATTTCTTGGGGTCGAGCGTTGACAGGTCAACATCTTCTTCCAACCAAAAGTCACTTTTGACTTTGTGGTATGACGACAGACCTTTGGCAGCAGGATCAATCGAAAACACTTTGCTGGTGTGTTTGCTGCGATTCGCCATGAGTCCATTGTTATTGGCCTTACGAGTTGCGCGAGGCAGCAAGACCTTGGGCAAGGTTGCCATGTTAACAATGTCAGCATCTACAAGACCAAGAGCATCCATCTGTCTCTTGCGGTCAGCAGCATTAAGCGGCTCAAACACGATCACCTTGCCATCATTCTGAAGCATGGGGAAGATGTGGTTGACGATCTGCGTCTTGATGCCTTTGGTATTCTCAACGATGGACATTTCTGCGTCGAGACTGATCAGATGAGTCAAATCTTCATTCTTGCTACCCTTGACGATATACGAACCATTCAGATAACCTTTGCGTCCAGTATAGAGTTTGAATCCCTTGCTGTTTCCAAAGTTGATCGTAAAATCTTTGATGGTCTTGCCGTTGTAATCGTAACCATTTTTGCCGCGCATAGCGTTACACACAACATAGTAGGGACTATTGAAGTTGTGCATCTCACCGAGCATCTTCTTGAATGACCAGAGACTTTGTGCGCCTTTGAGTTGCTTGGTAATGTCGGCAACGAGATAGTCACGAATAACGAGGATACGTTTCTTGAGATTCGCAATCGTGCGATCCGTGTATTGCAATCCTTCACGCGAGGCAGCAATATCGCAGTCGCCAATGGCAACGTCGAGTTCGATGTCACAGTTAGACAAGAGACGTTCGATAGTCGCTTCGTCGGCATTATTCTCATCCAGTTTGAGAGCATCCGAGCTTACACGATAAGCGATGTTACCCATGACAGCAACTGCTTTACGACCATACGAGTTACGATCTGCTTGGAAAATGCGCCAATCGTTACCACTATAAATGGGAGTGCGAGTCTCGTATTTGAAGTCAGCAGCACCACGAACAATCGGCTTGACCTTGAAGTGATGGAACAAACCGCGAGCAGTATTGACGAAAGTTTCGCAGTCGGCGGGTTTTACCGGAATCACAATCTCAACACCATTCGCTTCGTTAGAAGGAGAGGATGCGAGAGTAGCAATCTGACCGATCTGCGAGGGATCAATGTAAGCGTTGTAAGTAGTCTTGATGCCGTTGTAAAAGCTATTGATGACAAAGTTATCACCATAGGCAAAAGCGGACTTACTACCAAGACCCAACTGCCCGATTAGGGAGTTGCTCTTACGCTTCGTTGATTCACCATAGAAAGCATAAATCTCTTGGATGTCAGTTTCGGAAAGGCCAATGCCGTAGTCACGAATCTTGAGTTCCAGAGACAGGCGAGAAGGAAGCGTAACCTCAATCGGGCGATTGTGTCCTGCTTCCGTGTGTGCGTCAACAGCGTTGCAAGAATACTCGCGCAAGACTGCAAGAATCTTGTCGGAATACAACTGGTTGCGGAGGACGTTGAAGATGTGGGCAAGACCTTCCTGCTTGATGCCGAAAGAGACAGCACCTTGAATACCTTGCGTGACGACATTAACTTTGTTTTGTGTGATGATCATAGTAGTAGTTGTGTGAGTAATCAGAATACAGCTATTTGCATGGCATGGCAAGCGATTTTTATAAAAAAGTGTAAGAGCTTGTAAATCAACGACTTACGCGGCGCGGCGGGGCGCGCTGGCATAAGTCATTGTTAATGAGCAACTTACAACAAACAAGATCAAAACAAAAATTTGGGGGTGAGGCCCACCACAAGCCCCACCCCCGCTTTGTCGCACCACCGACTACCGCTTCCGCATGAAGCGGCCTTTCGCATCCCTCACGTTGTGATAGGCGCAGTTTTCATCCGCACACCCATCGTAATCTTCATCGTCATAGTCCTCATCGTAGGAAGTGAACTCCGTGTTGAGAGGCTTGCGATAGACCTGTTCAAAGTCCTTGACAACCTCGTAGCGTGAAGTCCGCAACTTCTGACAGTTGCAATCTTTCGGAACCGACACAACATCGGCAGGATTGATCTTGACGATCACAAGGCGCGAGTCGCCACCACCGAAGTTACTGGCATACTCATGGCTACCAGCATGGAATCCGTAGGAGCAACCAACATCTGCATCGTCGCAGACAGCGTTGCGCGGCATATCCAAGACCTCGCCAACTCCGTTGAAGAACTTGCCACTATGATGATCCATGTAATCATTCGTGACACTCTTGTAGGCAAGGAAGTCACCATCTTCACAGATCGGAAGATGCTTGTGTTCAAGGAACGTGTAAAGCTCGGAAACTGCACGACGAGAAGGATTCTCCATGAGTTTGCCAAGGAACTTTGCAAGAGGCTGAAACGGCAAGCCTTCATCCATGAAGTCGAAGATACGATCCACGACATAGTTGTGCAAGGATTCACCTTGGTAGTAGATCACGCCATCGGCAATCTCGATACCACCGACATTATCGGCGTTGAATTTGCGGGTGATAGACGCAGAAACATCGAACAGGGAGTCGAGGGTTTCGTAGTCTCCAGTAGCGAGACAAGTGATTGCCTCGGTGAATGACGGATGGTTACAACTCATCGTCTTGGGAACTCCATCAATTACTGCGGTGATGGATTCGTCGGTTTTGATTAGTGCGTTTAGCGTTTTCATCATTTATTATATTACAGGGTTTTGGGTTGGTTGTCAAACGGATTCGTCGTTAATTCTTTCGTGTTCTGCAACAATTCCATTGGCAATTTTGATAGCGTTTTTAACAATGTGTTCGGGCGTATAGTGGGTATTGGCGCAACCGGTAACTACGGCTTTGACAATATCCGTCCATAGATCAATAGGGTAAGGTTTCATCGTCCTCTAAAGGTATCGCATTTTGCGATTGGTGTCAAGTTGTTTTGTAAGTGCTTGATTGCCAAATAGTTACGGCGCGCGGCGGGGCGCACCTTTGTAAGTGCTTGATATTCAAATAGATGTGGGCCAAGTGGGATTTGAACCCACAGTCTCGACCTTTATGAGAGGTGTGTTTTAACCCTTAAACTATAAGCCCATGTATTTCATTTCAAAAGCCTCCCAACAACTAAATAACTGATTGCACCAATAACGCCATAAAATACTCCTTGCACGAATAGTGTTAGCCATTCGCTCATTCCGTCTCCTCCAAAATCTTACGCGCCTTCTCCATATCCGCCTCAAACCTCACCACGGTTTCAGGGCGTTCCCAGTATTCGCACTTCGGGTTCCAATCAACAAGACATTCAAGAGCTTCTCGAAGTTGGATGCGTTCACGGAAAAGTTTTGAAATAAAATTAGTGGACGGCAAATCATTACCCGTTGCGATCATGAGATAACATGGTTTGCACAATGATCCGACAAACTCACCTCCCCACATTCGGTTTTTGCATTCGTGAACGAGGCATTTATGATTGTAGTCGCTCATTTCGCCTCCTCCTCACGATCTTCCGCCTCTGAACATAGCTTTGCGAGCTATCTGCAGTCCCGTCCAATTTATGCTGTCTCTGTCCTCGGTGACTCTACGGCTGATGGATTCAGCCCAAAAAACACACATCTGCAACGCCTCCTTGTAAGCATCCCTCTCCCTCCGCAACACGCACATGGGGCGACTGCAGTAGTCCCCGCAACTGTGGATCGTGGAGGCTTGGAGGTTGTCGAGCTTGGCTTCCAGTTCCTTGACCTTTCGACGTAAAGTATTATTCTCCTCACGCTCACAGCACATTTCGCTGCGATACAATAAATCAAAATTCTCCTTGTCGTTGTATCCGTAGCTATCGCATCGGAAATGAACCCTTTTGGATTCGTTTTGATATGATTCTGGGGTCATTGCCTGTGAGTCGCATTTTGGGCAGTTTTTCATTTTGATCTCCTGATGATTTTTGTTATTTTCATTTGTCTTCCTTCGCCTTGCACTTGCTCAACAACTCTCTGGCGGCGGATAATGCGTTTCTGAACAGAACTTTGTATTCGTCTTTAATGTAAAACGGCAGTTCTGGACTCCAATCGACGATGTGACCTAGCATGGCGTAAAGTTCGCGGATGCGCTCTGCCTGATCGGATTTCTCGCGCATGAGCTTGTGATACTTTTCGTACATGAACAGGTATTGATCACGCCAGTAGGTTTCACTCTTAGCTGACCAAGGTGTTGGCGCAGGAGTGGTTGCCCCGACAAGTTCCTTGTTTGCCTTTTCGTCCACAGGCGGGAAGGTGCCCTCCAAAGCCATCTTTGCCTTCGCTCTCGATGTCCGCATGTCTCCGTTGGCGATGTTGCGTAACGCCTCTTCCAGTTGGTTGATACGTTTGTCGCATCTGCATTCGTTTTCTGTCTTCATAGTGCTAATTTGGTGCTAATTTGTGGTGGGTTAGTTGTTATTTTTTAATAGTGTTTATAGGTTAAATGTTTTTGTTGGAAAGGTCAAGAAGTTTTTTTCATTAAAAATCATGGGACTGCTCTAACCATTGAGCTACCACCCCGTAAATAGTTCAATCGCACCATAAATAGCAAACGACCAAACCAAAATAGTAACAGGTAGGGCGACAAATAGGACAATAGGTTTCATAATTCAAAATGTAATTGTTGCAAATCAGTTACTTCAATATCTGTGTCGTAACCCCATTGCGGGGCAGATTCATTTTCTGCGCGAGGTTCAAGCCAAACGAGTGTCCATGCGCCAGTATCGCTAGCCCTCCAATTAAATACTTCCCAGAGATTATTATTAAATTTGACATAGCTACCTTTTGAGATAGTTTTGCCGTTCTTATCGTAGGGTGCGTTCATAGTTTGAATACTGAGTATGGTTTAGGATATACTTTTTTGCGTTGAATGTAAAGCCCCCAAAATTTTAGGGCGCGATCTTCGACTTGACAAAAGAGTTTGCCGTGATCTAACGTGCCTCCGTAGAAGTGACAGACTTCGTGGACAACGTAGTATATGACAAACTTTTCTCCGTGCTTGAAGGCCCACTCTGGAATACTAAAACGGCCCTGCGTGGTATAGGCGCGGCCTCGTTTATTGGAAGTAATTTCGGCCTTGGGTTTGATTGAGAGTCCGAGAAATTTTGCGGTGAGGTTGGCGATAGCTTGGATTTCATTTAATTTCATGGTGGTGTATTTCTACAATAGAGGGTTTTGTGTGCATGGTCAAGATATTATTTCATTAAAATGTAAGCGCCTGATAATCAATGACTTACGCTGGGCGGCGGGGCGCGCCGCCGTAAGTGCTTGATACTCAACAGCTTATACAACAATGAATTTTTGCAAAGAAAAAAGCTTGACAGGTTGCCCTGTCAAGCCCTTTTGTGCGTCTCAGAGTTTAGACCACGATGGCCTCGGCGTCTTCCGCCCTCGCCAGCGCCACGCCAGCGATTGGGTCGAGAAGTCCGTGGAGCGCGTCACTCCGTTTCGGCAACGCGAGCACGTTTCCGCGCATAACGTTGGTGAAGGAGTTGTGAAGACCCCAGAGGTTTTTCTGCTCCGACCACTCGGCGTGTTCGGGGTTGTGCCACTGGTCGAGAACGTCCGCCAATGCCGTCTTGCTCACCGCGCCGCAGCGGTAAGCCTTGGCGATGAGGTCATGCGCTTGAACGTCCTTGAGCGCGCAAGACTGGTAAGCCTCGATGCGCTTGGCGTTGTTGCCCCAAGTGTTGAGCAACTTTCCGAACGCACCCGAAAGGAGCGAAGGAAGATCGCGCATGATGAACTTGGTGTGACGACGAGCGATTTTGATCTCGTTGTGGAACGCGAGGTTATCGCACACGAAAGGCGCGGAACCAGCGTTGATGCCAGCGGGAAACGACTTGTCGTGCGAGTTACGCAAGCCGATCACAGTCCCGATGTTGGACTCCTGTGAGAAGTTGGGGATCCCCGCCACTTGGAACAATCCGAAGTAGCGAAGGCCGTTGCGAGCAAGGGCGTGAGCCTCCTGCGTGATGGTCAAGCCAGCACTACCTACGATCTCGCGCAGACGCTCGATGAGCGCGAAGTGCGGGATGGGCATCCACGAATCCGTGGGTGCGGGAGTAGGGGTTTGCTGGACTTGGGTGGATTCTACGGCGTGACCGCCGCAGTGCAGTGTTAGGTTTAGGTTTCTCATACTTCATAAGAATACGTTGTTTTGTATGAGCGAGCAAACCTTTTTTTGCAATTTGATTGAAAATATTTTTCCCAAAGTTGGCACGGTTCTTGAAAGTGAAAATGCGTAAGCCGCTGATATTCAACGACTTACGCGGCGCGGCGGGGCGCGCCCTCGTAACCCCATGATTACGAGAGCTTTACGCTTATTTGAGGAACTTGGCGACTTGCGTCTTGTTAGCCTTCTTCAAGAGGTCTGTGCGACCCAAGAAACCAGACTTCTTACGACGAGACAAGAGCGAGACAACTCCGATTTCCTTGCGGAACCGAATAGATTCTCCCTTGTAGTTATAGATAGCACCTTCGATTAGTTTCATATATTTCCCTCCTTTCTATTCTTCGTTTCCAAATGCGGCATCCCACTCTTCGGGGGTGATGCCAGTTTTGATGAACTCGCGCTGGTCAGCGTCGAGCATCGGAAAGGCGTCTTGGATGAGCATCCCAGTTTGCCAGAGAATTTCGCGTTTGGAAAACTCCAAGACAGACATAGGGATCTCCATCTGATGAATTTTTCCGGTGAAGGGGGAACGGCGGGTGATGATGGCGTTGTTCATGTTCTTAATGTATGAGGTTTTGATTATGGTTGCAAGGATTATTTTTAGCTGAAAGCTTACGCTTCCAAAACATATGACCAGTAGCGTGAATCTTCCTTGTTCTGTTTGCGATCCCAGTAAAGGCAACGTGCGATGTAGCAGGGAACATCGTAGGCGTTGCACATATTGATCCAATGCGCTTCGATGTTTTCGTAGTGCTTCTCGTCGCTTACTTGGTCGAGAGAGTATGCTTGAAACATATGAGTGTCCATGCAGACAACTTCAGCAGAGAGAGGATGCGCCATCTCCAATGAGAAAGAAACTTTTGCACGGCCAAGTCCAAGAGTGTTCTTGACCAAGTTATCACGATGCGATCTCCATTGAGCAGGAGCGGTAGTGTAGTCGGAAGTGTTTGCCCAAAACTTTTCAGCGAACTTGCTTACAAATTTTGCGCGGTTGTTGTGCAAGCCAACGCCGCTATGCTTGAGCTTGTTGAGCAGCGCAACTTGATCGTTCTCCCACTCACGCCAATTCTTCAGCGCGTTGTATCCGTTCACGTTTGACTTCCATGAAGTATGGACAGACATGAACGCAAAGACCCAACGCAAAAAGTGATCCTCTTCCGTTGAAGGCGCAACGCTCGACCAGTAATCCGTATAGCGAGCAACGTCCTCGCAGAGTATGCCGTCAAAAAATTCTTCAACGTGCGCGTAGGCAGGATTGCGCGTTGGCTTGAGTTCAAGCTCTGGCTGAATGAGAGAGTCAGAAGAGCAACGCATGGGTAGTGGTAGTTGTGTGGTGATCATGTTGTAAGAATAACCCTATTTGAAAATTTAGTCAACTGGTTTTTGGGGGTTCCCGAAACGAATTTCGGGAACCCCAGTTAAGTTGTTAGTATTCAACGACTTACGTCCGCGCGCCCGGCCCGGCGGCGTAAGTGCTTGATAGTGAGCACCTTGCTGGATTCGAACCAGCGATAAGAGTGTTGCAGACTCCCGCCTTACCACTTGGCTAAAGGTGCGAAAAGAATTGACAGGGAGGCCAGAACTCCCTGCCGTTGACTCCGTGCCTTCTGGCGGCACCGACATCGAACTACCTTGCGGCAGTTAGCTCACAAGTTGAACGGAGATGTATCCGCCAGAGCTTGGGAGAGTATTATGAGACGGAAGGCCGTGTGCTGTGGCACTCTAAGCTATATGCCTAGCGCCGTAACCAGCTACCCGAAGCACCGCACCTTCACCCATTCGGGCAACTCGGTTCTGAAAGTCTGATGCGTCCATCAATCCATTCAAACGTCTCAAATTATTAGATGCTATGGCTCAGGTCGCTATTTGCCTTTGGTAAACTTCTCAGTCTATCCGCAGTTGCAAATCCCTCAATGACCACAGCAAAATGTAAAAGAACTAAAATTGTGGGAGTTTATTTTCTACGCGTGGGCGCCAGTTCCCTCTGGCATTTACCTCGTAGATATTTAAAGTCAAGCCTCGGTGCGTTTTGTATATGATGACAGACGCTATTCTGTCCTGCTTTTGTTTCCGATATTTTTTCGGGCTACTTGAAATGTTTATCTGCCTCGGCGGATGTTTTATCTAAGATCCGGTTAACTTTGCTTCTTTTATTTCCGATATTTATTGTCGGGCAGATTTATTTTCGTGGCTTTACGCCACAGATTTTCCAAAGAGCGATACAACTTCACGATCAACGATCTCGTCTAAACGGAACCTACGAACGCCCTTGCCAAAAGCATAGGCGATGATACCATTCGGAAACAGGTCGAATGGACGAGAAACATGGTAGGTGTGAACCTCCTTGTTTCCTTGATCGGTGTAAGGCCGATATTCCAGACGATACACAGGGTTAGTGAAATGACCCAGTTTGGAGTCAGCGATTGCCAGTTTGATTTTCTTTAGTAGTGCTTTCATGTTTTAAGAATAGTTGTATTTGATTGAAATGTCAACGGGTATTTTGAAAGTTTTCCAAGATTTTTTGGATTTTTTTGAGGCCAGTTTTAGCGTTCGCCTCAAAGAGTGCAATCTTGGCAATTTCAGTGAGAGCTTTTTCTTCAGTGGTTTTCTTTTTCATCCCTCTAATCTATCAGAAAAAATGATTTTGTCAATAAGTTTTTTGGATTTTTTTTACTGATATTGTGTAATATACTAGAGTAGTCAACTTAATTAATTTTGTTAATAACAAGCCTATTGCTATGCCTAAACTGAAATACAATTGGAAAGAGATACAGCGTTATTACGACGAAGGGCTCTCTTGGAGAGAATTAAACGAAAAAGTTGGGGTGTCTATGCAAAGTATCTGGGATGCCAAGAATAGGGGTGATTTTACATCTAGAGATAAATCTTCGGCTAGTTCTTTGGCTCGTGCACGTGGAAAAGGAATGAAGACCCTATCTTCAGAAACAAAGGCTAAAATATCAAAATCAAGAATTAAGTATTTAATGGCCAATCCAGATAAAGTCCCATATCTTATTAATCATTCTTCTAAAAAGAGTTATCCAGAACAATTATTTGAAAATGCTTTAATATCATCTAATATTACAGGTTGGGAATATGCTTTTAGGAATGGTATATATGAATATGATTTTGCTTTCCCAGAAAAGAAAATTGATGTTGAAATAGACGGCGGCACACATTTATCTGAAAAGGTCAAGAAGATTGACGAAAGAAGAGATGCTTTTAGTAAGTCTCAAGGATGGACAGTTTTAAGATTTACGGCTGATCAAGTAAAAAAAGATATTATTAGTTGTATTAATATATTAAAGGCAACTTTGAATGGGTGATCTAGGATTTGAACCTAGGTTTGAAGGATTAAAAGTCCTCTGTAATTACCTCTATACGAATCACCCTAAAGTGGCACGAGGCCAGAGAATCGAACTCTGCCAGATGGTTTTGGAGACCTTCTCGCCAGCCTTGGAACATTGCCCCGCATATCTAAATCTAACACAAATTTCATCAGATTCAAGCTAAATAGTAAAATAATAAATAGACAAATAGTATTGACAAAATAGTGAAATAGTAATAGGGTAAATAGATGGATAGAAATAGCTTACAATTAATAATCAATAATGATAAAGCATTACAGGACTTGGACAGGTTCTTTAGGGATAGTGGAGAATTGCATCTCGTATGTGACAAAATAGGTAGAGAGCGCGATCTTGAGAACAGGGAACAGCTTATCAGTAAGATGAGGGGGAAGAATAAAGCATTTGCAGAATCAATTGTCAAATTGGCTTCAATGATTAGCACCCTAAAGTATAATCCACAAAGTCCTGTGGTTCAATGACTTACGACGATTCGCCGGGCGCGCCGCTGTAAGTGCTTGATTATTAAGCGTTTATGTTAACATTCTGTTGGCACTTCATAGTTCATCGGAAACTCTGTCATAGACCAGTCAAGCGAAACGAATCTGTCAAGTCTTTTTGTCAGCGCCGAGTCTTTAGATTGAGTTATAATTGACGGCCCGTCTACATCATCTTTCCATTTGCTCCACGTAATTTCTGGAACGGCAATTTTACTTCCAACTTTTATGACATTCCAATCTGGAGCATTTTTTAGATGATGACCAAGCTCAAAAGAGTCTGGCACTTCCATTACTTGTTTGACCGTGACTAGTATTTTTTTCATAGATTAGTATTGTGTTATTTTAAGAAATCCCGAAGGGGTTATTTTTTCGATAAAGAATTTTTCTATAGCCGAAAGCGTTGAAAGATCCCTTTCTGTAATTCCGATTATCTCTACAGAATTCTTCTCTGCAAAGTTCTTGCGAGTATGGATTTTTCCAATGTCGCTATATCTAGAAATCAATGCCTCCCATATTTCATTCCAGGCTGCGTGATTGTGTATGAAGTCTAATAACTCCCCTTTTATTTCTGCTACTTTATGTGACATAGATTAGTCCTCCGTTTCGCTCCTCCAAGACGGCGCACCGCCGTCGAGTTGCTGATAGATGTGTGAGGGTGATTTCATCTGGAGCATGAAACTTTCACGCGGGAAAGATTCGTATTCGTCACGCGCAGCATTTACGGCATCGGTGCGAAACTTTGTTCCGTTTGGTTTCTTGTAGAAACGTGGGCGCGCTTTGTATTGCTCGCTTACCGGAGAGTCCTGCCACTTTGTCATAGTCTCGTATGTCATAGCGCGAAGCATATCCGTTTCCGTGGAGAGGAAGTAGGAGAAGTTATCTGAGAGGTCGTGCAGGTAGTCACCGAGTTCTCCGATTCCAGTTGCGCCCCAGTTGAAGAAGCGGTTGAAGTTTTTTTCGATTTGTTCGCGTGTTCCGTGAAGGCCAACGGCAATGCCGTTGCCGTATGCGCTGATTACGATGTTTGCTTGTTCTGTTGTGTTTGTCATAAAATTAATTTCCGCGAGCGTCGATGTCCTGCCAGTATTTCAGTTCCTGCTCGTCGAGCCAAGCCTCAAATTCCGAGGCAAACTCGTCGCTTTGGATTTGCGTGTTGAAGTCGTCAGTGATGATGGAGTTCGCTTGCATGGGTAAAGAATAGCAGCAGGGCGTGAGAGTGCAACGATTTTTTTTGCATTTTTAGAAAGTATTTTTGTTGACGAAAAAAAAGATTCAGAGTTGGCACGCTTCCTGCTCCAGGTTTTGCGTAACGTGTTGAATATCAAGGACTTACGCCGCGCGGCGGGGCGCGCCAGCGTAACTGATTGAGAATTAAGGGGTTACCAACCCCTTGTGTTCTCTTGCCAGTTGTAGTCCTCTAGGCTGGCCTTCTGGGTGCCCTCGTGACCGCACGCGCACTCGACGTAGTAGTAGCCGCCCTGCACGCTGGCTCCAGCGTATTCCTCATAGGGTGGCTCGTAGGTTGATGTGGCTTTTCCCCCGCACTTGGGGCACTTGGTGGTTTGTTTCTCTGTCATACATACAGAATAGCACAGACATACAAAAACACAAGATATTTTTTAGAAAATTATTTTTATTTTTTGCATTTTTATTCTTGACAAGTTCGTATGGGAATGGTAGTATCCACACCTATTCGTAAGTTGTTCTGTTCTAAGGACTTAAGCTGACGCGGGGGGCGCGCCGCCGTAACTCGTTGATTTTCAACGCTTTACGTCATCTCAGTTTGTCGCGGATGTCAAGCATTTTTTCCCATGCAGTCAGAAGAATTTTTGCGCGTTCATCTTTGCCACGGCGTGAAGCAGCGTCAGCGCGGCGTTTGAAAAATTGCGACAAGCGGAAAAGATTTTTTCGTGCGATTAGATTTAGTGTCATAGTTTTTGATTTTGATGAATTGCCCAAGCACAAGCCGCCACGACGACAAGCAGACAGATTATTTCCATAGGTGTTCATTATACGCCAACTTGCACCACGAATCCAGACTTGTCTTTCTTCGCCTTGCCTTTTGCTACGAGTCCGACAATCACGCCCTGCGCGTCAAGAAAACGCAAGTCGCTTTCGTCGCCATTTATGACAGGCTTTCCGAGGTAGGTTTCGGGTAGCTCATTAAAGACAGCGGCCACGTTACCGCCAGCGGCTATGACAGCGTGAACGCGATGCTGATTGTCCTCCTTGCGCGAGAAGGTCAGATGATAATTTTTCGGCAACTCGCCATTGATGAATTGCATCATGCGGTCAAGGTTCGGCGTGTAATCGTAAAACTGAATTGACGGAAAGCGCGTCATGTCGATGAGTTTATGCCACGGAAGATCAGACAAGACGTTCGGGCGAACCGCAACAGGTTTTGAGTTTTTTTGCCCCCACTTTTCTGCGTTGTGCAATTCTTTATTCATCTGAGACAAAAACTCGTTGCGGCTGTCGATGAAGTAACGCGACTTGGCAAGGCGAGCGGCTTGCACGTTGGCGAAAATTCCCATTCCGCTTTCGTCGAGACAAGCAAACTCGCAACCAGTCGAGCGATGCGGACAGAATTGCTTGCCACTTTTTCCAGCGGGTGAGAGTGAAAGGCCGTAAGTGCGCCAGCCGAGCTTTTCGCCTTTTTTGATTTTGGTGTTGTTGGTGCTTAGTAGTGTCATGGTGTGAATTTTTGCAGAATTTGCCTTACTTGGCAAGGGCTTTTTTGACCCTTGCACGGGTGCGAGCATCGAACGAATAGAGTTCAGCGTCAATCGTGTCGATGTGGGAAAGCAAACGATGGGCCGCGATTTTTTCACGGAGTGAAGCGCGAAATTCTTTGGCAAAGAATCCGTTGCGGCTTTTGTTGAAGTCGCTGATGTCTTTTGCAAGAGCGGTGCGAGCTTGTAGTAGTGCGTCGAGTAGTTCGACTTTGGTAACTTTCATGATTAAAGAATACCACAGGTTGCCAAAAACACAAGGGTTTTTTTTCGATTAGCTGAAAGTATTTTTGTTGACGTTTTTTCAAACAGGCGTTTGAATTTTTATGACACTCATTGTTGGCACGGTTTCTGCTCCCTGTTTTGCGTAACGTGTTGAGTTTCAACGACTTACGCCGAGCGGCGGGGCGCGCCGCCGTAAGTGCTTGATTATCAGCGTCTTACGATGTATTCGTTCAAGATTCCATTTGACGAGATTCTTTCAAGCCATGTCGCGCCGTTGAGGTGCGCGAGACTATGACAAAGAAGCGATGGCTCTTTTTTCTTTATGTCAAACACGGCTTTGATTTTTACTATGACATCATGCGAGTAATCGCGCACGGCTTTGATTTGTTTCTTGTTCATGAGTGTTGAGGGTATTGCTGTTCGGATTCCGTGGGTTCCATTGCAAGCATTTTTTCCATGCGTTCTTTCAGCAACTTGTAAACAAGTTCGGCATCATGAACAGCGTCAACGCAGTCTTTCCGCAGTCCTTCCATGAGGAAGTCTTTTGCAAAGAAGCGGACGCCGTTTGATTCAAGGGCTTTTTGGATGTTTGGTGTGATCATATTATTGAAGGGCAGGAAGGGGTTCTTCGATTTGGTTAAGCATTTCGTCTTCCATAGCGTAAGCGTCTTTCGCAGCTACGAGAGGGTCTTTCCAAGCAAACTTGGTTGAGCCTGTTGCGGTGTTAGTCACGACCCAGCTTGCAAAGCCACGATCTACAGCCTCTTTATTAAAGGGCATTACGATGAACACGCAAACAGCAATGCTTGCAAGGATGAGGGTGACAAGGCTACTCGCAAGAGCAACCACGATGGTGTATATGTATTTTTTCATGAGATTATTTTTTTCTGGAATCAGCCCAGAGGATTAAGAACCCGCAAGCGGCAGGCATGATGCAAAGGAAAAAGAGAGGTTCCCAGATTGACATAATTTATTTATATGATCCAACAGGAATGTTGGGGGTTGAAACGTAAACCGCTTCCAGAAAGCGATCCTCATCGAAACGAGGATTTTGTTCGGCAAAGTATTTCGCAAAGTCCAACGCGAGGACTTCGACAGCTTCGTATTCCCCGATGGGAGCGTGTTGTTTTTCAGCGAGACGTTTGCCCAAGATGTGAGCGATGGCGGTGAATTGTTTTTTGGTCATGTTGTTATTCTGTTTGTTTTTGTGGTTGGGGTCAAACTATTTTTTGAAGTATGCGCGAATTTCTTCGGCACTTGCAGGGCGCAAGTCATTCAGAAAAAACTTTCCGAATTCTTCGTGATGGCGCACAACGGCTTGACCGCCTTCGATGCGCACGATGCGGAAGCAGCGCGTTCCGACTTTCCAGATTTGGCTTTTTTGTGGTGCTTTATTTTTCATACTTTTAATTTATCAGAGTTGTGGTGAAAGTCAAGAATTTTTTTAGCAATTCTTGAGACGGACGAGAACGTCCTTGTTGACTTCGAGAGTCTCCTTGAGAACCTCAAAGCAGAATTCCCGCCATTCCTGCTCGGTGATTTCACCAGCGCGGAAAGCGTTGAGCGTGTTGACGTATTCGGTGTTGTTCGTCTTGATCATGTTTACACTATACCACAGGACTGCAAAAACGCAAGGGATTTTTTTTATTTTTATTTTCGCGCCTTTGGCAAAGTTGGCATGGTATCTGCGTAGCAGATGACCTAAGTCGTTGATTCACAAGCACTTACGCCGAGCGGCGGGGCGCGCCGTCGTAAGTCGTTGATATTCAACGCTTTACTACTCAGACCAACCGCTAAAAAACTTTGCCTTGCGCGCGAATTTTTTCTTGACACGCATGGCGAAGGAAGGACGGCAAGAGGTCTTGCGAACGCTGCGCTCGATTGCGCGAGCAAGCGGACGTGTGTCGATTGTCATAATTATTTTGCTCATGTTAGTTGACTCCGAAAGAAAATTGCTGATCGCGCATTGCTTGCACTTCACGCGAAAGAACAATGTTGGTTTCGCAAAGGATGTTCAGCTTGTATTCGTGTGCTGTGATAGTATACAGGGCGCGAGACAAAAGATTTTTTAGCTCTGTCATTTCAGCCTCTTGAGCCTGCAAAGTTTGCTCTTGCTTGGCAAGCGCGTGCAACGATTTCATGATGTTTTCGTTTTGTGTCATAATGTTACCAGTCGTTGCCCTCCTGCTGTCCCCAGTCAGCGAGGTCGTCGAATCCCGACCCATCGCCAGCCCATTGGCCCTCGCACCCATCGTAGGGTTGCGGCTCGGGTTCCTGCTCTGCGGCTGGTTCAGCCGCAAACGTGCCGCGCACTTCCTCGTGCTCGCTGGCGTATTCGTCGGATTGCGGTTGCGTGTTGAAGTCGTCGTTGGTGTTGTTCATATTTTTAGAATATTAGGAGTTGAGAGTTTTGGCAAGAAGTTTTTTAGCCGCCATGTCTGGCGTCATATTTGTCACGGACTGATTCCATCGTGTCCCAATCGGACGAGATGCCGAGTTGACGACGATAGCTATCACGCGCATCACGCAACAGGCCGCACGTTCTGTGCGAGTTTTCGAGCCACTCTTGCAAGAGTTCGACTTGGGATTCGACGCGCTTGAGTTCGTCGATTAGTTTGCGCTCCAAAGGAGTGCGTTCCATGAAGTCCATGACGGACAGGTTTTTGGCTTCTTCGATGGTGTTTATTTCTTTGTTCATGTATATAGAATACCACAGGACGCGCAAAAAGCAAGGGATTTTTTTACGATTGTGTGAAATTTTTTTTATCTTTTTTGCTTGACATATTGTGCGCGTTGTGGTAGTATTCGCGCCTATTCGTAAGTGCTTGATTATCAAGGACTTACGTTCGCGCGCCCCCTGCATACGCGTAAGTCGTTGACACGTAACAGGTTACGACATTAACGCTAAATTCTTCCGAGCGACGAACGTAGTTTTATCGCATTCCTTAAATTCTGCCGAGCGACGAACGTAGTTTTATCTATGTGATGTAAAGCCTTGGCAATCAGACACTTACAGCTTATCGGGGGGCGCGCCGTCGTAAGTCGTTGATTATCAGCAACTTACAGAGAAAGAATCGCAACGCCAAGCATGAGGATGAGCACCACGGCAAGGGCCTCTGCGATGTATGTCATAGCATTGTTTGTCATAGTGTTCTTTGTCATAGTGCGCTTTGTCATAGTCCTGCGCTTGCTGCGATTGATTTCCTTTACGAGTGAACGAGCATCCATGTTGAGAGGTATCTTTGTCATACAGAATGTTCTATAGTGTTAGCAAGGTGCGCCGCCATAGCAGACAGCATCTTCGTTAGCGAGGATCTCGCAGACAATGTCATAGAGTCCTTGGTTTGCTTCAAAGCTCTCTTGCGAGACTTCGTCGCCGTCTCTCTGCAAGGAGAAGTCAGAGAGTTGCAACTGATCAGCTTGATCGAACGCATACTCTGTGCAGAGGAAGTATTCGCAGCCTTGATAGGTGAAGTATTTTTCGTATGTATTCATGTTGTAGATTCTTACCAAGCCAAGATGCCTTGATCGACTTCGTTAAGCATGACGCTTTCGACTTTCTCAAGGAGTGCCTCGTCTTCGATGATACGATCCAAGGCGAGAGGATAGTGAACGGATTCAGCTTTGAAGCTGACCACATCAGTTTTAGCGTCTTCGTTGAAGATGTGCAATTGCACGGCTTCGAAGTTGTAGTCCGAATCAACGTAGACTTCCGACCAGAGGTGAAAGTTGTTTCCGTTGAAGGTGAAGGTTTGATCTATTTCTTTCATATATTTAATCTATCAGAGTTGCTGCAAATGATATTGAACTCGGTAGATACTTTTTAGAACATCAACCAAAAGTAAACCAAGATCGTCTCCTCTGTCAGCTAAGTCTTCAATCTGGTTAACTAACTGCCCAGACATATCTTGCACGAATTCAATTAATTCATTAGCGAACTTCTCTGTCGCAAACTCATCTGGCTCAGGCTCTAACCCCTTGTTATAACGATCCTTGTGGGCATAAAGATCTGATTCTATGTCTTCGTTGATGTTCTCGTTGTAAAATTTGTCAAATTTGTTCATATTATTTATTTATTTATTTTGTGGTGAGAGTCAAGGGATTATTTTTCCCAGTAGGTTATTCTGACCTTGCTATTGTTAGCCTTGGCAATCGCCTCGGCCTTGGCAAGGAGTTCCATCCTTGTCGGTCCGATGAAGTTAGGAGCGTAGCAGCAAAGGTATTCCCCTTCTGCGTTTTTTACTGTGATGAGTTTTACTCTTTTCGTTGTGTTTATCTTTTTCATGCTTTTAATGTATCAGAGTTGCGGAGAAAGTCAAAGGATTTTTTTCGATTAGCGTAACTTTTTTTTGTTAACGCTCCAGAAGTCAGTCCTTGGGGTTCGGCTGGCTTTAAACTCGTAGGCTCCGCCTTTCGTTGCAACCCTCCAGACGCGAAGGTTTAGGCCTACGAAGTAGGGATTGCCAAGGGCGGCGGTCAACTCTGCTGTGCTGTATTGGTTCTTAATCATGCTTACACTCTACCACAGGACGGCCAAAACACAAGGTTTTTTTTGCGATTCTGCAAAGTATTTTTGTTGATGCCCCCCCCCTATTTTTGAGAAAATTCGAACAAGCGTTTGATTTTTTAGGTCCGGGGGGGTGAAATTTCAATCTCCTCATCTTTTATTTTAATTAATTTAATTTAACCCGCTATTCTTATAAGTCTATATTCTATATACATATTACTATGTTTATGTATAAACGTCCCTATTCTTCTATATATGTACCCCCCCTGCCCTTTTCTAAAACTTTGGGGGTGAATGAATAAAATCATAAATTATCAAAATGAAAAAATTCGGGGCCTATTTTATTTCTATAAGTTTAATTTAACCTTTCTTCCTAAATATGATAATGAGTGGGTAATGAATTAATAATAGTAGTGTAATATTACCTTAATGATTCAAACAATACAAAAGGCTGAACGTGAGGGGCAGGCTTCTCCAGTTAGAGTTTCAGTAGTAGACGGAACTTTAAGTGTTAATAATTTATTTGAAGGCGGCGCGGCTGACGCTTTTGGCAGACAAAGAACGTCTACACCCTTTACTCTTGCAGATTATGCACACGTTTACGGAGAAGACACTGAACTATTAACTAAAACTAGTGGGGTGAATGCTTCTATATCATTCAATGTTGATCAAGCAAAAGCAATATTGCAAGTTGGCACTGGCACAAATGATTTCGTAATACATCAGAGTCGCATGTATCATCACTACATGCCAGGAAAAAGCCAACTAACCTTTCAAAGTTTTAACTTTACAGGCTACAGAAATGGCACGAATAAAAGAATTGGTCTTTTTGATGATAAGAATGGAATATTTTTTCAGCAAAGTGGGGATGGGTCTTTGGCGCTTGTCTTAAGAAATGACGTTTCCGGATATGTATACGATGAAATCATAACTCAAAATAATTGGAATATTGATAAATGCAATGGAAGTGGGCCATCCCTTTTCAATTTAGACCCTACGAAAACTCAATTACTTACCGCAGATTTTCAATGGCTTGGAGTTGGAAGAGTTAGGGCTGGTTTTGTACACGATGGCGAGGCTGTCATTGCTCACGAATTTTATAATAGTAATAATAAACCAACCGTTTATTGGAGTAATCCAAATCTTCCAGTCCGGTGTGAGATTAGAAATTATAGCGGCGCAGTTGGTACAGATACTATGGATCAAATTTGTGCAACGGTTCTTAGTGAAGGCGGTTACAGTGAAGCTGGTGTAGACTTTTCCGCAAGAAATACAACAAAAAGATCTGTACCAACAACTGGTCAACTTCCATTACTTGCAATAGCACTAAAAACTGGATATTATGGAAAACCAAACCGTAGCGTTGTTAGAGCGAATATGGCAAACATATTTACTGAAGATAATGCCATAACTTATGAGCTTTGGAGAATTCCAAGCACAGGGCAGATAGTTGGCGGTTCTTGGGTGAGCGCAAATGATGAAAGCGTTGTTCAATATAATAATAGTGCAACAAGCGTTAATTTTACCAGTGGAATGCTCGTAGACGCAGGATATTGCATTGCTGGCGGTCAGGGGGCTGGTAAATTTAGCGCGCAATCTCAAATAGCATCTTTATCAAGCGCAAAAAGAGGATATATTAGTCAAAATATTGACAGTACAAATAGTAATGTCTTTGTTATTGTCGGTAGTGGAATAGGGGCGGCTGCAAGCGATACTTTTGCTAGTTTACAGTGGCGCGAGACACGATAAAATATTATATATTTTACATAAATATTTCTTGAAATATAATACTTATCCAGAATGGATATTAAATTAGTTATTTTTAGCTCCTGTTTTTTTCAAGGTAGAACAAGTTATACTACCCCAGCTTTGGCTGCAGTAAGTAACTTTTTAGCCCAAAAACAGGGTTATAGAACAAGACTCTATACAGATTCAATCAACTACCATTTCTTTAAAAATATAAAATATGATGAAGTTGTTTTTTTAGACGACGAATTTATAAAACAGTTTCCGCAAAAGGGTTGGAGTCTTGGGAAGTTATTAGCGATGAGTATGGTCAAAGAGCCATTTGTTCATATTGATTTTGATTTACTATTAATAAATGACCTTCCCAACCATATAAAATCTAATGAATGTTTTGCATTCCATAGGGAAACTTATTTTAAAAATCTTTTTAAACAAGAAACTATTTATGAATTTTATAGTAAATACACTGTTCAAAATGAATTAAACTATGAGGAAACATTATCCACAAATTGTGCAATTATTGGTGGACAGAATTTTAACTTAATCAATGAGAGTTGCAATAAAGTTATTGAATACTCGATTTTAAATAAAAGCTTTTTTGATAAAAATTATAGTTCCCGAAAATCAGGTATTGCCATGTTTTTTGAACAAATTCTATTATTAAATATCATTAGAAATAAAACCTTATTAAAAACGATTCCTGCTGTTATACAGGAAGAAACTCTAGAGAAAATTCGTTCAAAAGCTCAAGAGTTAAAATTACTACATTTGTGGGGGCAAAAGAGTGACTTTTTTAATCGTGTGATTAAAATTGCTAAAAATAAAAAAATTAGTTTTTAATTTCAATAGTTTTTGCTTTAGCTCTTTCAGCTTTTTGAGCAGAGACGTGAAGAACCCCGTGGTCGAGTTTGGCCTCAATTGTATCCGTGTTTAATGTCAACGGAATGCTTACCGAATGGTAAAATTTAAGATTATCTTGTTCTGCACTAATATGTAAAACATTATTTTCAGCCGTGAGCTTGATACTTTCTTTACGGAAACGCGGCAACTCAATTTCTAAATTGTAAGAATCCGTTCCAGCATCTTGGAATCCGATGAAATTAGAAAAACTATATTTTGGACTTGTTACAATATTGAAACTATTCGACAGTGTAGGCCAAAGGTTCTCGATATCGTCAACAAAATCCCAAGTTGACATAGTGCTGTTTAAAGGTATAAGAGAATAATTTAAATTCATAGTGAAAGATTAGACTTTATATATAATGAAATGTTCAAAAATATTTTTACTAATGAAAATAAAAAGTGTCTATACTATATATAGTGTAAATATAAGTATTCTTTCATGAAGTCAAAAAAAGAAACCCCACGCGACGTTTCTCCATACACGGAGAAGAAAAAAACAAAAACAACCATAGATTTAAGCATTCGTGAATTACCATGGACAGATAAACAAAAAGAATTTATAAATCTTGCTTTAGATAAAAAAACTAAAGTCGTTATACTTAAAGGTGTTGCTGGCACCGCCAAAACAATTTTGGCCGTTTACTGCGCATTAAGGAAAATCAAGGATAAGAAGTCTAGCGAAATATATTATAGCCGCGTTCCCGTTGAATCTTCTGTTCATGGAATTGGTTATATCAAGGGAACATCTGAAGAAAAAATGTCACCATACACACAGCCACTTGTAGACAAGCTAAATGAATTGTTGCCCATTCCACATGTTAAGGCCCTTATGATGGACGAAAGGATCGTTGGTGTGCCATTGGGATTTTTAAGAGGTTTAAACATTTCAAACGCCAGCTTTATCATGGACGAGGCGCAAAATTGCCGTATCGAAGACTTCTTATTAGTAATGACACGTATGGCAAACTTTTCTACGCTATTTATTTGTGGAGATGCTCAACAGTCAGATATTAAACAAAGCGGCTTTAATAAAGTATTTGATTTGTTCGATAAAGATTGCGCTAAAGAGCGCGGCATTCACACCTTTGAATTCGGCAAGGAAGATATCGTAAGATCTGAAATTCTCTCCTATATTATCGAACAGTTCGAAAATATTAAAAAGTAATTATTTATAATAATCAATAATTTTTTTAGGAATATCTAGGTATTCTTTATAGGATTTTAGTATTCGATTTGGCGATTCATCCTGAATCTTTTGATAGGTTCTATTGTCTTCTGGCCATTCGTTGAATTTATAAAGAAATGCGTATTTATATAGGATGGCATTGGCCGCTTGTGAGTATTTCTTAGGGTCAAAAAGATTGTTGTTTTTAATAATTTTAACCACACCTTTCTCACAATTAATTTCTAATTCCATTAATGCAATCAATTCTGTTTTATATTTTTCCGGTTTTGAAAGAATTTGAGAGTACGTTACGTCGTAATTACAAAAACGATCCCAGTATTTAGAGTTGTCACGCCACTGTAGAAAATGACAGTATTCGTGGATAAGAATTCCAAACCATTCTTCCTCGTCTAACCCGCCTTTCGCAACCTTAATTACGGGATTATCTTTTGCATCTAAATAGAAAAGTCCAGAGCATTTATTCTTGCCGCCGCAGTACCGGCCTTTTACGAAAATTAGTTTACCATCGAGATCTTCTAGGTCCTCTTTAATTATACTATACACATCTGAGTTTATTAAAAACGACATCAATAGTGATTTACACCGTTATTTTTATAAACTGCTTACAGAAGAGATTTTAGAATTTTTTTGTGTAAGTGTATAAAATACTAGTGTATGAAATACTTTTGCTCAAAATGTGGTAAGACTACCGAATATAATTTTGAACTTCCGAAGTTCTGTTCTTGTTGCGGTCAATCTTTCGCTTCAAAACCTGTAGTAAAACAGGAATCTAAGACTGAAAGGTTTTTAAATGAATTAAAATTAAAGAAAAATGTAAACCGTTATGATGAAGATGTTTACGATGAAGAGGAAATTCCAACTATCGATTTTAAAAAAGTAAAAGCCTCTTTTAAATTAGACGTTTACCAATCAAAAGGTGAATCATTTGGAAGCTTAATTAACAACCCCTCTCAGAAAATAGATTTTGTACAAGAGAATCCTAATAATGAAAAGAAAACAAAAGAGCAAATCTTAAAAGAATTTCAAAAAGAAGCTGGGCTTTCTAGAAATCAAGAATAATATATGCCATCTAAAAAAGCTGTAAGGCCCACTTTTGAAGAGTCGATAGATATTATCAATTCTGAAATTCAAAAACGTAAACACCGTTGGCACTTAACAGCTATCGCATGGATGGATTTTGACGATGTATCTCAAAGATTAAGATTACATATTTATAAAAAATGGGAGAAATGGGATTGTAAAAGACCTTTAAGGCCCTGGCTTAATCAGGTTATCAACCACCAGATGACCAACATGTTAAGAAACCACTATTCGAATTTTTCTAGGCCTTGCTTAAAGTGCCCGTTTAATACTGGCGAGTACGGTTGTTCTGTTTATGGCTCACAAAATAATTCCTGCAAAGATTATAAGAAGTGGGAAAAAAGTAAAAAGTCTGCTTACGATGTTAAATTCCCATTAAGTATGCATAGTCCTAATCATGACAATCCAGAAACAACATTAGAAAGTGTTTTGCACGATACTGAAAATAATATAAATATAGAAGACCTCATGCCACTTTTTCACGAAATGATGAAAAAACATTTAAGCAATATAGAATGGAAAGTATATGATTATATGTTCTTGCAACATTTTGATGATTCAGAGGTTGCTAAGAAAATGGGTTATAAACTAAGTTTAAAAGAGGGTCGCCCAGCCTATAGACAAATTAGTAAAATTAAATCCCGTATTCTACAAAAAGCGCGCGAGATTGTAAAGGAGGTCATCTGATGGAACTTACTCAAGAACAGCAGGATCGGGTAAAAGAAATCTTACAAAAAAATTCAGAGGCGACCCTGACTGAGATTACCGCCTACGCTTATAACGATCAAAATATTGACAGTAGAAGTAAAGAGGGTCGTGCGTTAAAGCAGTTTTTACTAGAGAATAATATAGAATATAAAAATAGATCTGTCTTTCAAAGAGACAGGGTTTCCTTAACCGCTGAACATGAAGAGTTTATAAAAAATAACTATAAAAATCAACACTACTTAGATATGGCTAAAATTTTATTTAAAAATAATAATTTAACGCATTTAAGTCTAGAGTCTAGAGAGGTTAATAAGTTGGTGGAAAAAATACAGAAAAGCGATCCTACGTATCTTGAGATGAAAACCTATGCCCCCACAGAGAATCAAGCTCCAGGGCCTATGGGCGAATATTTTCCACCAAGACGCCTCGACCAAACGCTTTATAGAATTAATAAATATCTTAATATAGGTTGGGAACAAGGAAAGTTAAAAGCTACTCAACTCAAACAGGTAGAAACTCTTCAAAGGTATATGAATACTTTTAGTTTTTGTTATCAAATTAATACCTATAAAAGAGAAGATGACAGAAAGCTTTTTGAGGACGCTTTTATTCGTTATACCTATGATAAAGAAGACCTTACACAAGAAGAGCTGGACCAGTTTATCACTCTTTGTACTGAAACAGTTACAGCTTCAAGTATTTTACAACAGGTTGAAGACTTGCGCCAGCTATTAAGACAGGCGTCTGAAGAAGATGAGGGGCGTAATATCAAAATGAGTCTAAACGAGGCAATCAGTAGCTTACAAACAGAATATAATCAGTGCCGTACAAGACAGAATAAATTATATAAATCCTTGGTAGATGATCGTTCTAAAAAAATGCAGGATCGTAAACAGGAAAACGCAAGTATATTAAATTTAGTACAGGCGTGGAAAGACGAGGAGCGGCGAAAGAGTATTATCAATTTGGCAGAGGCACAAAAACAAAATCTAGAAGAAGAGGCGAAACGTTTATCTTCGATGGACGAATTGAAAGCCGTTATTCGTGGAATTGATATTGATGAAATGGTCAGTGGCTAATATAATATATTATGAACTTAGATAAAAATAAAATATATCTAAAATGTAAAGTTTGTGGAGAGGAATTTAATTATTTTGCCGAACTACAAAAACATTTAAAGGATTATCATAAGCTATCTGTTAAAACATATTTCGAAACGTATTGGAAACGTATTGACCGTTTCGATGGAAAGAAAATAGAATACAAATCTTTCGACCAGTATATTACTTGTGACTTTGTAGACAAGAAAAACTATAAAAACTGGCTAAAGACTTTAAGTAAGGATGAGTGTGCAGATTATTTTACAAATAAAATTAGTCAGTATTGTGATTTAAAGAACCTAGATACCGCACCCGCTCAAGTAGAGTGCCAAACAATTAATTGTTTATTACCCGTTAGTACAATCGAATCATTTTCTGGAACGCATTACAATAATTTATGTAAAAAAAGTGGATTGCATTACAGATTTAATTATTCTATTCCAGATGAAATTCCTTTTACCGCGATCCCACAAATTATTGTAGATACTCGGGAACAAAAACCTTTTTCTTTTGAAGGTCATACTTTAATTGAATCTAAATTAGAATACGGAGATTATTCTCTTCATCCTAACAATAAATTAGCCGTCGAGCGTAAAAGCTTAAACGATTTTTACGGGACGTTAAGTGGCGGACGCGAAAGATTTGAAAGAGAAATACAAAAGGCTAAAAAATTAGAGGGCTACATCGTTGTCGTAGTCGAGTCAACGATTAATACAATGATGTATCAAAAACAAAAATTTAGCAAAGCTTCTGGGGAGTTTGTCGCCCATAATATGAGACAGCTTCTAAGAAACTATGACAATTTACAATTTGTTTTCTGTGATGGCCGTGAAGATGCCAAAATTAAAACTCTACATATTTTAGGAATGAATGAGGAAGCTTGTAAAATTGATTTACAATATTACTTTGATACACAATGGCCCTTATAGTAGGAGATCAAAATAAAAAGCTAATTGTTGACACTAACAGAGAGCTTTCCGAGTTAAAAGGAGATTTAACAGACCAAGAGGCAAGAGTTTCTCTCGCTAAATTCTTGCGTTATAACTTAGGATTTACTACGGATTTAGCATTAGGATTAACTTTAGAGTCTTATCAAGAGTTAACATTAAATTCTTTTTTTAATAGAAATTATTGTATGCTTATTTGGGGTCGCGGTTGTGCAAAAAGTTTTTGTGCTGCAATTTATTGTATATTAAAGTGCATGTTTGAACCTGGAACAAAAATACTGATTGCCTCAATTAACTTTCGTACAAGCCGTCGAGTATTTAATGAAATAGAAAAATTCTTAAGTTCTCCACAGGCATCTTTAGCTCGTCAATGCTTTGGATTAAAAAGTAAACGTAACGATCAATACGAATGGCAAGTTAATGATGGGAGTATTACCGCGATTCCTTTGACTGGAGAAAAAATTCGTGGTATTCGTGCCAACGTTCTTATCCTTGATGAATTTCTACTGTTACCCCCAGATATTATTGACAACGTTCTTATTCCATTCTTGAGTTCTCCACGAGATGTTGGAGAAAGAATTCGTACTAGAAAATTAGAAGATGAATTAATTAAAAAGGGACTATTACATCCAGACAACAAACAAATTTTTGAAAATACATCTCAGATGTTAGCCCTTAGTTCTGCTAGTTATACATTTGAACATTTGTTTCGTGTTTATCAACAGTGGTCACACTTGATTGAAAACCCAGAAGCCCAAGATAGTAAAGAGGGGGAATTACCAGGAACTTATTTTATTTCACAATTAGGTTATGAGGCGTTGCCACCTCACATGGTAGACCAAGGTGCAATTCAAGTTGCTAAAAGCGGGGGAAGTTCTCACCACTCTTTTCTTCGTGAATATTGCGCCCGTTTTATTGATGGTGGTGACAGTTATTTTTCACCTAAAAAAATGCACGATTGCACAATCCCAGACGGTGAATATCCAACAACTAAAGTTATCGGAGATTCAGACAAAAAATATATTATATCTATCGATCCAAACTTTTCTTCGTCAAAGGGTGCGGACTATTTTGCTATGAGCGTAATTGAAATAGACGAAGAGAAAAAACAGGGAATTTTAGTTCATGGTTATCAGGCGGCGGGATCTTCTCTACAAGACCATATAAAATATTTTTATTATTTATATAAAAACTTTAATATTGCCCTAATTGTAATTGACCATGCTGGTGCTGACACATTTATAGACGCGGTAAACAATTCCCAATTTTTTAAAGATATAAACCGTAAAATTGGTTTTGTCGATTTTGATTCCGACAAGGAAAACGAAGATTATACTAAAATGTTAAAAGACTGCGCCCGTCAATATAATAAAGATTTTGGAAATATATGTATTAAACAGTATTTTACAAGTTTCTTCTTGGGTCGTGCAAACTCTTACCTACAAACCTGTATTGATCATAAAAAAATATGGTTTGCTTCTAGAGCTAGTAACCACCCCGATATATTAGAAAACATTTTTACAATGAATCTCCCTATGGAATATATATACCCTAGAGGTATCGGGGAAAAAGCCGATAATGAATATGAAACAAAAAAATTGACTGTTCGTGAATTTATAGAACAACAAGATTTCATTGTTCAAGATACTAAAGACCAGTGCGCCAATGTTGAAGTTACTACAACCTCCAGAGGTACCCAAAGCTTTGATTTACCATCCCATCTAAAAAAATCTACAAGTATAAATAGAGCTAGAAAAGATAACTATACCACTCTTATGTTGGGGAATTGGGGTGTAAAAGCTTATTTTGATATAATGGCTCCAGAGAATTTTGCAAAGAGAAGCACTGAATTCGTTGCAGAATTAATTTAATAAAATATCAGATTTCGGTGTAATAGACTGTTATAATAAGTTATGGCGAGTAACAACAATAATAATAAAAATATTAAATTCCCAGAACCGCAGGTAATTGAAGGATCTATAAAGTCAAAAGACACTATAGAAGTCAAAGCTAGCCGAGGAGAGGTGAACACCTCCGTAAGAAGGAACAGATCTTCAACGATTTCTAGAACTGATAAATATAAAAATATTGAAGGCGGCGTTATTCCTTTTATCTATGGCGGTGGGTATGGTAAATATACTTCTAATATAAGCATTAAAGATACTATTATTCTTTGCCAAAAAGCTTATTACAATTTTTCTATTTTTAGAAATACTATAGACTTAATGACCGAATTTAGTTGTTCGCCAATTTATTTTACTGGCGGGAATGAACAGTCTCGCAAGTTTTTTCAAGCATGGGCCGATAGGGTAAACTTATGGCGTTTACAGGACATGTTCTTCAGAGAATTTTTCCGTAGTGGAAATGTATTTCTTTATAAATTAAACGCCCAATTTACAAAACAGGACATGAGAGTTCTTTCTGATTTGATCACAACAGAAGCTCGCGCTGGAGAGATCCCAGTTAGATATATTATTTTAAATCCTGCAGATATTCAAGCTATTGGTTCGGCTTCATTTGTAACTCCACAATATGTAAAAGTATTGAATGATTTTGAAATGCAAATTTTAACTAATCCAGATAATGATCAGGACAAAGAGCTTGCTCAAAAAGTAAAGAATTTAAAAGATTTAAAAAATACAAGTAGTATCACACAGTCAAACCAGTATATGATCTTTGAACTAGAACCAGAAAGATTTGTACCTATTTTTTATAAAAAACAAGACTATGAACCGTTTAGTGTGCCAATGGGCTTTCCAGTTCTTGAAGATATCAATTATAAGCAAGAGCTTAAAAATATGGATATGGCCATTAGTCGCACAATACAGCAAACGGTGTTGCTAGTTACGATGGGAAATGATGAAGTTGGTATGCCTACCAAAGACCAAATTGGAACACTGAGAAAAATATTTGAAAACGAAAGTGTTGGACGTATTTTGGTTACTGACTATACTACAAATATTAAATTTATCATTCCAGAGATTAGTAGTATTTTAGATCCTAAAAAATATGAAGTTGTAGATCGTGATATTCGTTACGGTCTTAACAATGTTCTTTTCGGAGAAGAAAAATACGCCAATACTAATACAAAAATTGAAGTATTCTTATCTCGTTTAAAACATGCGCGTGAAACTTTCATGCACGACTTTTTAATGCCAGAGATGAAAAAAATTGGGAGGAATCTTGGTTTTAAAAACTTGCCAACAGCACGTTTCAAGGATGCTGACTTTAAGAGCGATGCAAACTTAACGCGCGTTTATTCAAGACTGATCGAACTTGGAGTCCTTACTCCAGAAGAGGGGATTACAGCTATAGACACTGGAAGGTTACCCCTGCCAGAAGAAAGCGTAGAATCTCAAAAAGGGTTTCAAAAACTTCAAGATGATGGTTTGTATCAGCCTCTATTAAATAAACCTCAACAACAGTCAACGGGTCGCCCTGCTGGAACAGGAACTCCACAAACAACAAAGGCCCCAAGATCAACTCCTACCGCTGTAAAAGCATCAGAGCCAAAACCTAAAATTAATGCAGACCTTGTTGCTAAAAATTTAGTTAAGTTTGATAACCTCGTTGTCGGCGTAGAAACGGCTTTAAAAGAAAAATACAATCGTAAAAGACTTACAAAAGAACAAAAAGAAATTATCGAGACAATTGCTGAAACAATTGCAACCAATGAAGTTCCAAAAGAATGGTTAAATAAAATCAACGATTATATTAATAAACCAGTTCAAGTAAGTGTAAATATGGAAAGAATTAATGAAATTGCCGCCGAATATGGACTAGATTATAAGACTGCAATTTTATTGTATCATAGCCAATTAGAATAATATGAGTAGAAGTTTAATTAGAAAAAATCAATTGCATCCGGATATTACTGATCTTGTGGGTCAGTATGGTAGCGGATATTTTGCTTCTAATGCTTCGGTTGATCTTGCTGTTTTGACTACAGGCAACCAAACAATTAGCGGAAATAAAACCTTTCGAAATTCTATTTTTTACGGTCAAGGTTCTGGTAGTTTAGATCTTGGTTTAAGGATAAATATTTCAAGTGGATCTGGAGATTCGGTTTCTTTCACCAGGGGTGGTACAATTCCATCAGTACATGGTTACGGTATTGTTTTTGAAGGAGGCGGCATTGCTAATAAAAAAGGTTATTTAACTGTAGGGGCAACAGTAGTACCCCAGGATTATCAATATGCAAGTTTAGATTGGACGAATAGAATTTTATCTGGTAATTGGCGTGCAAGTTCCCCAATTCGCGTTGGAAATGCAGTCTCTGTAATGACTACTGGAGATCAAACAATTAGCGGCGTAAAAACTTTCGCTAATAGCGTAATATTTAATAGTGGTATAGATTTACAAGGATCAAAATTAGTAAATTTTACGCCAGAAATTACTAACGTAGTAAATAATTTTAATATATCTGGACTTAATACAAAAATAATTATGGCTAATTCTTCTACGTTAATTACTGGTACATTAACGAGTGGAAACATCTCTGGTTTTAATACTTCAATTATACAAGTTGGGGCTGGACAAATCCAAATTACGGGATCTGGGGTTGGAATTCAAATTAGTAGTTACAATAATCAATATCGAACTGCTGGGCAGTTTGCTACAATTTCATTGCTTCACACTGGAAACAATGGATATATAATGTATGGCAATACTTCTACATGATTATCTCTCCATCAATATCGGCTGGTTTTGTAAATAGTCACAAATCTTTTCCGTACCTTCCAAGAGAGATACGGGATAATAACTCCCTATCTCCTTATCATGAATTTAGGAACTTACCAACTAACGCTGGTATACCTTATTGGACGGAAAGTAGCCCAAATGGTTGGACACAATATTCTTCATATTATAATCTATTTTTAAAATATTATTTAAAAGCAGATGGAGGTGACGAAGAAATTGCCGATGGCGGCGGAAGAATTCACTCTTTGAAAGCCGCCAGTTTTGGTTCAAGTTTAGGTAGTCCTATTGTAACAAGCGTTACCGCAAACACTTTAAGTCCCCTAACCGAATATCCTACTTACGATTGGAGTTTGTTTCACATAAGTTCAACAGTTTCGATTACTACGCAAACATATGTTAATTTTGGGTGTTTTTATAAAGTTCTTAGTCAAGATCCTTTGAGACCATTAAACTTTGGTGGAATCGCCCTATTTTTTACAAAAGGTTCTCGGAAAAGTTATTTTAATTATTCATTAGTACACGGTGAAGGACCTACAGCCTTTACCCCCGTAAATGTTATACCTGGGTTTTCCAATTCTTATCAATATCTAAATACTTACGATGCATCCAAAACATACGAACCTTATAAACAATGGATTGGACAACCAATAATTAAAATTAAAGTGCTACAAAGCAGAAGTCAATATTCTATATTCAACCAATGGCAATTTTTAAATTATCAAGTTGCAATTCCAACATTCGTAAATTCTCCAGATGATGATGGTGCAACGGGTAAAGCAGATTCGTGTACAATGATGATATTTTTTGGAGAAAATAATAGTTATCTTGATGATGGTTCGGGTTTAAACACTGGAGCCGTACAATTTTTATACCCATTTTTAAGTTTAAGTTAAAATAATGGATTTATAATAATTAAATTTTTGTAAAAGAGTGTAATAATATTATTATGGTTCCAGCAATTTATAATTTACCAACAGGATATCGGGGCGACAGTTATGGCCCAATAGTATTTAAATTTTTTAATTCTTCTGGAATCGGTATATCTCTTGGTGGCGTAAGTGGTAATTTAGAAGTAAAAGAGGCGATGGGGCTACAAACCATTCTTTCTTGGTCTACCGCAGATTCTTCTATGGTGATTAGCGGGAGTGGCGTTACATTAAATATAAAACCAGGATCTTGTATGCAAATGCCACCTAAAACATATTCTTACGATTTTCAAGTGTCTTCGGGACAGGTCACTAGAACTTATTTAAAAGGCAATTTACCAATTATAGGGGACATAACCCAAATATAAAATGTGGTTCGATGAAGATATCAATTTAATTATTGAAACAGATCCGGTAATTAACGTATCTGGTGCGGTTGTATTTTCTAACATCGATACTGTTACTGTTCAAGAATTTGAACAGCCAATTATTATACAAACCCCCGAATATTTTTCGCCAGTTCAAAGCGTAAATGGCAAGATTGGTTTTGTTAACTTAACTGCTGAAGATTTAGGTGTAAGTGGGTATGCTACGATTTCCGGTTTATCGGCAACTGGTCAAAATCTTGATAATAAAATTAATTCTTTAAGCGGCTACGTTGAAGAAGAAAATATTTTAGTATTTACTGCCGAATTACCATCTGGGGAGGAAACCGCATTTCTTACATACCCATTTAATCTTAATACTTCCCCGTCATCAGTTACCTGTTCTTTCCAAAATACTATTGATAATGTTATATATAATTATACTCTTGGACAAATTACACAGTCTGGGTTCCGTGCTAATTTCAGTGATATTTTAAGTAATTCTGGATATCTATTAAAAGTAAAGGTTAAAAAATAAATTATTGTGTAATAAATATATATGATTAGTGCATTTAAACATATTCGCCTTAGTGGGTACAATCTTCTTCCACAATCTGTTGACGGGCAAACAAGGTTAACTTTAAACAGCAGTGGAGTTGCGTATTTTAGCGAATTATCTACTGCTAGCGGTATTTTGAACACTAAGATTGATGCGTTTAGTGGCACTTTTCAAAGTTTTGTAAACAATCTTGATACCCAATTTGCAACAGATGCACAGTTGACTGCCGTTAGTGGGGCGCTACAGACTGGTATTAATACGGTTGCGACGAATCTTGCGACAACAGGTTCGACGCTCGCTACAAATCTCGCGGCGACAGGTTCGAATCTACAGGCTCAGATTAATAACCTCGACAGTGTTTACGCTACAGACGCAAGCGTTACCACTGTAGCAAATAACCTTGCGACAACAGGTTCTACGCTCGCTACAAATCTCGCTTCGACAGGAGCGGCGAACTTGGCGAGAATCAACAGTCTTAGCGGAACTCTTACTACTACTTACGCGACAATTGAGAATCTTGCCTCGACAGGTTCGAATCTACAGGCTCAGATTAATAACCTCGACAGTGTTTACGCTACAGACGCAAGCGTTACCACTGTAGCAAATAACCTTGCGACAACAGGTTCGACGTTAAACACCCGTATTAATAGCCTCAGTGGCACTCTTACTAGTGACTACGTTCAGAAAGCAACTCAGCAGCAGTTTATCGTAAATCTTCCTATCAACGTTGAGTCTACCGGAATTACATTCCCAGTTGCCTTTGCTTCTACGCCAAACTCTGTTCAAGTTACATTCGAACCATCTACTGATGTTGCTTATATGGTTGCAGTGAAAAATCGTACTACGAATGGATTTACCGCCGAATTTTCAGACGTTCTTTTCGAAGCTGGAAATAAATTAAACGTATTCGCAAGCGTTTAATAAAAATTTGTGTAATAGTATCTGTAGTGTATAATAAATATACTACTAGATTATTGAAAAATAACAGTTTAGTCAAGTAAAATTGACTAACAGAATACTATCATGGCAAATACTTTTAAAGTTAAAAAAATATTGGGGGCTTCGGGGGTTTTTTCTTCTTCTGTAGAAGCGCCAAATTTAGTATATAATACTGGCGATCAAACAATTAATGGCGTTAAAACTTTTACCGATAACGTCAATATAAACGCAGTATTACAAATTCAAGAAAACATAGGTCAAGAATTAATATTGGGCGGACAAACCATTGATCAACCAAGTAAAATTAGTTTTTACGATGATAATATTTTAAGTTTTCAAATAGTTGATGATCGTGGTACTTTAGATGCCGTACAGTTTACTGGTAGAAGAGTTAATTTTTCCGAACGCTTAACTGTTAATGATACACAAGTTGTGTTAAGCGGTGAGGCTGCTACACCACAAAACCTTGCCGCCACAGGTTCGACGCTAAACACAAAGATCGATAATCTCAGCGGTTATTCTAATAATACTTTCGCCACAATCACGAACCTCGCCGCAACAGGTGCGGCAAACTTGGCGAGAATTAATAGTCTTAGCGGGTATTCTAATAATACTTTCGCCACAATCACGAACCTGGCCGCAACAGGTGCGGCAAACTTGGCGAGAATTAATAGTCTTAGCGGTTACTCGAATAATACTTTTGCCACAATCACGAACCTCGCCGCAACAGGTGCGGCAAACTTGGCGAGAATTAATAGTCTTAGCGGTTACTCGAATAATACTTTTGCAACGATTGTAAACCTTGCGACAACAGGTTCGACACTTTCCACAAACTTGGCTACTACTGGATCTACACTCAATACTAAAATTAATAATCTAAGTGGAGTTTCAGTATTAACATATGGGGATCAGAATATATTAGGAACAAAATATTTCAATAACTCTGTTTATATACATGATTTATATGTTACCGGAACAGAATTCATAGCAACTGTTCAAAATAATTTTATTGAAAGTTCGTATCTACTTTTAAATTTAACTGGCGGTTCTGTAGATGGTGGAATATTTTTTGTTACCGGTTCTGGGCTTACTGGTGTCAACGATTACGGGCCAATTATTGGGTTTGATCATTCTAAAAAATTTAAGTTTGGTGTCGCAAGGAGAAGCGATGATTTATCAATTTTAAATGATATTGCTTCTTTTCAAGATATTACTAATTACAGTGGATTCGTTGATGGAAAATATGCAACTATTATAAATTTACAATCCACTGGTTCAATACTTAACACGAAGATCGATAATCTTAGTGGGTATTCAAACAATACTTTTGCAACAATCACGAATCTCGCCGCGACAGGTTCCGCAAACTTGGCCAGTATCAACAATCTTAGCGGTTATATTAATTCCCCCAATAGCAATATAGTCTTTACTATTGGTGATCAAACAGTAAGTGGCTTAAAATCTTTTGCCGATAAGGCTATTTTTAATAATGACGGTGGAGTATATGGTACGGATGTCTTCGGCAATAAAAGTGGTATTACTTTAGGTACATTTCAAAGTCCTACCGACATTAATATAAAAAGTACTTTTATTGGGGGATATGTTCAAGATGTTGTTTCTTTTAGAAATACCGATAATACTGGAATATTTGGTCCATCTATTAATTATGATGTACCTACATCTTTTAGTCAGGATTCTATTATTTTTTATCAAACTGGACAAGGGTTTTCGAATGTATTCTCTAAAGGTCCATACCTTCGTTTAGGTTATCATAATATTATTTCCGAAGTTCCCGATAGTAGACTTGGTATTGGAACTCTTTTTCCACAAGAAAAAGCTCATATAAGTGGTGGGAATTTGCGTGTTGATGGAAATATATATCTTAGCGGCAATCCTGTACTAACTGGGATTCCAGATGGTAGTTGGGCTAGTCAAAGCGAATTAGATACTTTAAGCGGAATAGTTTCAACTACAATAACAAATCTTGCGACAACAGGTTCGACATTAAACACGAAGATCAATACCCTTAGTGGTTATTCTAACAACACTTTCGCCACGATAACGAACCTCGCCTCGACAGGTTCCGCAAACTTGGCGAGAATCAATAGTCTTAGCGGAACTCTTACGAGTACTTACGCGACAATTGCGAACCTT